AAATCGCGGCGATACTTGCCGCTTTGCTTTTAGCAGACCGTGAAGTATCGTCCAGGACTGCCTGAATTTTTGCAGCAGTTTCCTCTGCCTGCTCTCCCAACCCGCCGACACTCTCCGTAGCACTTCTTATGGCATCTTCAAGCTCTTTCCCGGCACCTTCCATTGCCTCGGATGCCTTTTTTGCCTTGCTCTTAATATCCTGCTCGCCTTCATCAAATCCTGTTGTATCGATTTTCGTATCAAATATCAGGCTTCCGTCTGCCATTTTTTCCTCCTTTCTGCTATCTCCCGAGAAGTGCGTTTACCTTATCCAGCTCCGCCTGCTCCTCTTTTGACAGCCGTTTTTTCAGATTGACGACCTCCCGGTTCCTCCGGTAGAACTCCTCCTCCGTCTTATCCAGCCTTTTCCCCCGGTTCCGCTTCTGGCGGATATGTACGACGGTTGAAAAGAGCCCTTCCCCGATTTCATTGAAGAAACCGAGGAACGTCCACCAGTGCAGATAGTCCGCAGCCCTTGTCTCATACCCGGCAACCTTATTTACGGCTGCAAATATCATCTGTTCGTCCTGCTCCCAGTCCATCACCCTCTTTTCACCGGAGCGGAAGCTCTGCCCGCCGTCCATGAACCACACCGCTTTTTCCAGTGCGCCCTGTAAATCTTCCGGCAATTCCTTGTAGAGACTCTGCAGGATAACTGCCGCCTTTTCCTGCTCTGTCAGCTCCGGGTCAGCTAACGCCTGGAAAACCAAAAGGATAACACGGAAGTCGGTCCGGATGGCATAGTCCTTCCCGTCCACCTCAAGACTTACCGGAAGACTTCCAATCATAGCTTCTCCGCCTCACGTACATACTTCCCGATGCGCTCACTGCTGGCTTTCCTTTCTTTCTCAATGCTTTCCGTTATCACTGGCAGAACCGCTTCAAGGAAGCGTTCAAACAGCATCTTCCCGCCCACCGGGGCCATCGGCGACTGTCCGCCGAAAACCTTCTCCGATACCGGCTGGTTAAAAATGAAATCGATCTGCGCCTTAATCTCCGCATCCAGCTCCCCGATAAGCGCTACCGTGTCTCCTTCCCTTTTTTCCGACATCCTCTTATCGATTGCCTTATAAGCCTCCCGGAACCGCTCTGCAATACCGACATCCGACGGGTTAAACCGGATTGTCCTGTCCGGGTCGTTGTTAATCGTGAACTCCTTATAACCATCCTCAAAAATGATACTTTCCATGTAATCCCTCCAGATTTTAGCAAAATAAGAGGGTGGCATTTTGACGCCACCCCCGGATTCTTATACCGTAGTTCCAGACGCATCTTCCGTAAATACCGGAACCTTGTTACTGATTGTTACCTTTCCCTTTCTGCGGTTCCCTGCAAAATGCACGTCAAACGGAATCGAGATACCGTCCGTTCCGCCGCCGTAGGAGGTCGGCTTCACGACCACATCCTCCACAAAGGCAAGATGGGATTCCGCTTCCGTGTCCTCGATAAGCACCTCGAGGATTTTCGTCCTGCAGGCATCCCCCTTTTTCCTTTCGAGTGCGATATCACGGAGTTTATCGTAAATCGCGTCATCCGGATTCGCATAATACGGGTCTGCCGTCGTACTCGGCTCATAACCGGAATCCTTTACCGACGTCTCCCCGAGGATATTCGTTACCTTCTCGATATCGGGATTCAGCTCCACCGAGAACTCCTCCAGGTCGGCGCCGAGCAGGAACCACTCCGCCGACGCGCCTCCGAAGGTACTGTCCAAATAGTGCGCCATTGCCTTTCTCTCTAACTTTCCCATAAAAAATCACTCCTTTTTCAGTGTGTACTGGACGTAAATCTGCAGCTGGTATATGACTCCGTCCGTGATATTGCCTGTCGGTATCTGGAACAGCATACCGTTTGCACTCCACATCTTTATAATGCTGCCGCCGTATTCCGTCCCGTCAATTATAGCCGTTACCTCCTGTCCTTTCATGGTTTCAAGCAGATAATTCAGCTCGAGGAGAAAACTGCTGTTCTGCAGGCGGTCGAAATCATCAAAGGACTGGTTCGTCGCATACAGCACAAAGTTATGCTGCCTTGTCTGGTTCCCGAGGATATCCTCCTTTACCCTGCTGTCCCCGTTCGAGAACAGCCCGAAGCTCCCGCTGTCATTGGAGGTGAAGTCCACATGGATGTTGTTGGTAAACCTCTCCACCATGGGACAGTCCGTAAGGATTTGCCTTACCCTCTCGATAATGTTCACTGTGCACCTCCTGCTATTTTCCTCGCCCCGGCAAGAATCTCCTCCTTATGGTCCGCCTTCATGCGCTCAAACCACAGTTTCCCTGCGTTCTTATTAGATTTCTTAGTATATTTCAGGTCCTTTTCCGGATTTGCCAGTATCTTGCTTTCACCGTGGCGCGCAAAGGCGCTCCCGGTCTCGCTCGATACCATCAGTTTCCCGTAGTACAGGTATCTTGCCTGTGGTGCTGCCTGTATGATTGTGCCGGAGCCGATTTTTGTCCCGATTTCAGCCGCCTGGGCCAGTTTCCCGTTTATCATCGGCGTGTACTTTCTCATATGCTTGATACACTCCTCGTCAACAAAGCGCTGCACACTGCCGCCTTCGGCAAGCCCTCGCGCCCTTATTAACTCCTCCGCTGATTTCATTTCAAGTTCCAGTTTCATTATCCGTCACCTCACTTACAGGACAGCTCGTAGTGCTGTACCGCAGGCGAGCCGTACAGCTTCGGCTCAAAGGTGCCTGCTGTGAATACCTCGTTTTCCGCTTTCAGCATCCGCATTCCGGCGGAAACGGATGCCTGCGAGGTATTGTCAAACTCAAACAGACACTTTCCTGGCACAATCAGGTCCTTTCCCACTGTCACGGAAAGGACTGCGGATTCCGCCGGTACAAGGATTGTCACCGCGTCCGAATCAGTACGTCCCGTCCTCGCAACCGTACTGATTTTCGAGTAGCACAGGAAAACCTTTTCTACTACCTGACGGTCATAGCCGCTGCCATTCCACCGGTATAGGGTCATGTCTGCATTCGTATACATCACGTCACCCCGCAGTATAAAAGCCCCGTGTCCGACAGCCACTCCCGGATTACGCGGTTTATCTCTTTCTCCTCCTCCGAGGTGCCCCGGGGTGCCTGATAGGATATGGAATACTCCCCTACGCGTTCCGAAGCAATCCCGGCGCTTTTCCGTCTCAGGGCATCCTGCGTGAACAGAATCTCTGCCAGCTCGCACACGCAGCCCTGCACCTCGTCCAGAACCGTCCCGCTTTCATCAATCCTGCCGAACGTGCGCAGCTGCACCTCATGGCCTGCTTTACGCTCCCAGAACGGGAAAGAGGCGGCATCTAACACCGCCTCCCTTCCGGACAGATAGCTGTCCGTATAAAATTCAAATGTTGTCATGCCGCCTCCTGTATTACTGCTCTGCAATCAGCGTCACACTCCGCGTAACTGCTGACGATGCCACCGTAATGGTGCCGCTGACCGGCCTGCAGCCCTTCATTGTCACCTTGTACGGATAAGTGCCCGGTCTCAGGTTGAACACCGCCTTACCTACTGTATCCGTGACAATTTTGGCACCGTTCACGTCCACCCTTGCACCTGCCACGGCTGCCGGTGTGTCTGCATTATCCTTTACCGTGAACGTAGCCGTACTCGTAGCTACCGCCGTCGCAGGCTCCAGATAAGCAAACGGGCATCCGGTCCTGTCCTTGTCAATACGGGTTGCCGGGTTCGGCAGCGCCCAGCCCATACGGAACACAACCCGCAGAGCAACCATATCCTGCTGTGCCAGGTTGTAGACAATCTCCTTTGTAACCGGGTCCTGGATTACGCCCTCGGTCAGAATCTTTACCGTCACATCCTGACGGATTGCATAAACTGCCTTTGCAAAGTCACCTGCCACCAACTGCGCGATACTTCTATCGAAGGAACCGTTATCCGGGAAATACATTGGCGCACCGTCAAGCGCATACTGCGTTGTCCCCTGCATATTCTTATTGAACAACGGCTGTCCGGAATCATCCCTTAAGCCGCGGAGCTTTGCCTTCATGTTGGTCGATGCAATGACCCCGTTCACGGAATACCCGTCATCCTCTACCTTTGCAAATACGCCGTCCTCACAGAGAAGTTTCGCGTAGTAATCCGGGTCAGTGCCTAATACCACGTTGTTTCCTGCCTGACGTGCCAGTGTGATGATATCGTTCTGCCACTCTGCCGGACGGTTTACGCCGAAGATAACGGCAGAATCCACCCTCTGGCCGATAGCTTCCGTCACCCTCGGATTCACCTCTCCGATGATGTCGAACTCCGCATCGTCCACTACGGCTTCCGGAATCGGCACGATAACCGCCAGCTCCGCTGCGGTAAGGTACACGTTGTCCCACGCCTGGGAAGAGGTCTGCTTCATCCCGGTGTCGCCGTTTACCCAGTAAGCCGTCGGGAGGAAGTCAAGCACACGGATTCTTGTCTGCTTGCTTGTCATATTCGGCAATTTTTTCGCCAGCGCCATAAATATGGACGATTTCGGGACGTCCTGCGAAATCGCATCCACAACCTGTTCGCGGATCAGTGCCTCCGCATTCTCTCTGTTAATAATATTTGGCATCGTTTAATTCTCCTTTCCTAATAAGGCGCGGAACGCATCGTTTGCCTGCGCCTTTCTATCCGCCGCATCTGTCTGCGTCGTATCTGTACCTGTCACTACCCT